CAATGTTCATATAATTTGTATACAAATTACTAACTACTAGGGTACAAGCCGTTGGCGTTCATTTATAAATACAAATATACTACTAATTGATATACTTGCCATTGTGCTATAATCAGCACTAACAACCATTAAAAAGTTGTTTAAAGTTTGAACCATGTCTTTTCTACTCTAAGACAAGAAAAGAGTTGCTACAATTTGTTACAAAAAAAACAGAGTATCAAAAAATGATACCCTTAAGTTTAGATCCGTTCAATGTTATGTTATCCCTTATATATTACAAATATATAAGTTGTCTTTTGCTTCTTGTATGTGTTAATCCTTTGATTACGGTTTATTCCCTACTCTGCCACACGGCTTCTACTCATCAAGTGTCTTTGCGTTAAACCCTTGCAACATTACTTGCATATTATCTAGGGTTCAACTTGTATCATCATACAAGACAAAAAAACTATTGAATTGTGTCTGCCACTTTAAAATGAATTTTGTTTTATCAGAATTGACAAAACTTTTTAAGATATGTTATACTTAGATTGTCTAGAACTAAGTATTTTATACTTAATGGGCTTGTAGGTGTTACCAGCACTTATAAGCCTTTTTTCATTATCCTTATGTACATTTCATCATGTACAACCGTTTTATTTATTTTTAAGATTTACTTTTGTTTGCCATCCTTTCGAGCTGGTTTGTAAGTGATCGTTAATTGATTGATTTTTGAAAACTACCGACAACTCAATGTGGTTTGTTTTTTATATCTCTCTCTTAACTTGTTTTAAGTATATCATGTATTTACTTGATTTGTCAAGCATTTATTTGATTTATTTTTTGATTTGTTTTAAAATCAAATTATGATATAATATCAATTAGATACTTGATTTATATCTTGTATCCTTTTGACAGTTATTATTATATCAAGTTTTTACTTGATTTGTCAAGTATTTATTTGATCTTTTTTAAAATTATTTTTATACACTTAATAATATAAAAAGTAAAGGAAGGTAAAACATATATGATATATATAGATAATACTCAATTAATCGCAACCATTAAAGAATTGCAATTAAGAAAGAATTATACACAAAAACAACTTGCAACGGCTATTGGTATCTCCCCAGCTAATTTATCTAATATCCTAAAAAACAAAAAGTCGTTAAGTTTTGATGATGTCAATAAAATATGTAATGGTTTAGGCTACAAATTGGACTATAGTTTTATAGATACAGATAATACCAGCAAAGATCAATAATACTGTTTACTCTGCCGTATGCACTCATAAAGCCTTATATAGTCGTTTAAATGCTTTAGAATGTAACTATGCAAAGAATGAATCTATTATATAGAAGAAACACGTATAAAACAGTATTATGAATATAATATATGAGTATATGTGCTATAGTATAGTGTATAACACTTGCCTATGTCGTAGGTGTACACTTATACAGTGTTATATATGTACTATATTTATATATTATGTTATAAGTGCATGGTATATAGTTGTATGTTATGCTATTATATGCATTTATATAGTTGTTGTAGTTTGGATCTAGTTTTGCGTGGTAGTATGAGATATACTATCGTGTTATGTTTGTATATGCATTTATATATGTATGATAGTTTGATCTTGTATGATTGCTATATATTAATTTGTTTAGTTTATATTTTAATTTGTGTAGTAATTGCAAGTGTTGGAAGTCTGCCAAACATCGAACACTTGTTTTGGTTAGTAGTGTAGCACTGTTTTATTGTGCTGTCAAGTGGTATAGATAAAAGCTATGGGTTGGTGGTTTGATATAGAGTTAAGTTATAGGTGTGTTTGTGGGCGTGGATAGACTATCCAACACATTATGTAAAAGTGTTGGATAATAGACAAGTGTATGATAAACAACAACTGTTGTGTAAACGGTCGTTTGCTAGTAGTCCGATATCGGACTAAAGCGACACGTACAATATATTGTACAGTTTGCACACTATATCAAACAACCCTATAACGTAGTATCCTATACTATGTGGGAATAGTTGGAAATTATCTGTACTCCTGATCCTGATCTGTTTATAAATTATTTACAATAATTGTAAAAATTCATTTGATAAAATTATAGTATTTCAAATAGATTTTTACAATTTTAACCATGTAATTTTTATACCACCAGATCAAAAAACGGGGGTAGGTTTACATTTACAAAATTGGAAGCTATTACCATTTTAGCAGGACGTGTTCAATCACCGTGTCAACAAAAATTTTTCGACCCTGCCCACAAAATCCCAATTTTCCCAAGCAATTTCCTACACTTTCCTAGATAAACACTTTCTGCTAATCGAAAACATGTCCTCGGAGGCGTCGTCGAGCGAATCGTTTATTTTACTACTCTTTTTTCGACGCTCTCAGAACCCCTTCTTTCAAAAATCGCACTTTTTCAAAAAATCAGCCCCATTTTCCCCTTTATTTTCCCCAATTCTCTCGACGACACGTTTTTGTTTTGCGCCATTTCATGCAGGTTTTACCCTCAAAATCCTAAGCAATTCCTTATATTTTTCACATCAGATTTTACACAGTTTTACACAATTTATCGAAACATGATTTTTGGCTCTTCTCGAAGCACGATTTTGACAATCAGTACCCTCATAAATACCAGTAAATCTCTACACAAATTACCTCTCAACCTTTGCACGAAATTACTCCCAGAAAAATGCATGAATTCAACCAATCGTGCTCTAAACCGATTTTATCTCCACAATCAATCGCACAAAATCATCGTCACTTTATCTTTATAATCACTACACCTTTAACCATTTTGCCTACGAAATTGGTGACACCCTATATCGAAGGTTCTCAACAAAGACATGCACAAAAATATATAAATTACAAGAAACCACTTATAAACACTAAAGAAAACAACAACTACCTCTTCTCTCTGATCCCGAGTAAACAAGCAATTTATTGCGCAGTTTAGGAGAGACAGGATAAGCGTCAGCGTTCCTTCTTGACATTACTACCGCAGGTAAATATCTTACAATCAAAACATATCTCTTTCATTTCTCAGAAGATCATGTTATACTTCCATTGAGGGCTTAGGCAACCCTTGGCATCTACGCCAAAACAGACATAAAAAATGATATTAAGGTATTCAAGTTGGTACCCCAGATAATGTATCTGCAAATGCATTATCAGAATTTATGCTCAGGGAAATTTCTCTTGGCATATTTTTTTACAATTAACAATCTTTCATTGCAACAAAGTATCTTATATGATATAATCGTGTATATGGCATTGAACAAGAACATTCAATGTATTCCATGTATCAATAAAAACAATCCCTCGCAAGGCAAAACATTTTATAAGATGGAATCCCTTGAGCTATCAACCAGATTTGTGACAGATAGTGAACACAAGCAATCTATCAATCAGACACTCAGCCTTGCAAGCAGGGATTATTTTTATGCAAAAAATTATCTTTCATACAGTCCTATAAAAAATCGCACTCTACAGATCATAAATCCATTTTACCTATCTACTCTAACAACTCTCCACGACATACCACAAAATCCATATTTGACGAATATACTCTTCTAAACATTGAGAATCACATATAATCAACACCTACCATCATGCAGCAGATTCCCAAATCAGATATCTGCCACAACACATCTTAGATCTAAGACAAAAATATCTCTTCATTATACCCTTAAAAAATGTACTCTGAGAGAGCAAATTTTAATTCTACTATCGTACCCTAACAAGTTATCGCCAAAACATATAAAATGGAAATTAGTACCCGATTTCTCATCTAAATATTGCAAAAGTACCCTAAGCAATTTTACACATGACCCATACCACACTCATATCACATATGGGGTACACTTCACATTAAAAAGATCATTATCTGCGTCAGTATATATTGTACGTGAAAAAGTACAAGCATATTTCCTACGAAAAAATGCACCTGAGAGATCATAAATCAATTTTACACCTTTCCCCTACCAACAATACCAATTTACCTATAGATTGGAAATTCCCCACGAAAAGCTCTTCTAAATGTACAGAATCCAGTATAAAGAAAATTACATTCTACCCAGATAAAAATATGACCAACTTCCCTCATTGCACCCGTTGACAAGGTGCAAAAAGTATGTTAAAATACCAATATGCTTAAAAAGAAAATGAAGGAAGAAAGGATATATACCGTGAAGAATACAAATGATTTTATACATAATTGCAATGAAGAGACAAAACTCTCTTTCAATTTGCCATCAGGTATCACACAAGATATGATATTCCAGATAATCAATCATGGTAATCTGTGCAAAGATTCTTTTAAAGAATATATGTTGGCAGATACCAGAAAAGAAATTGCAATGAAGATTCATAGTTATTGGAAAGATAATTCTGAGATATTATATCCAAGATCTTCAAGATCATATATGTGGTTGTACTACAATGAGATAAACAGAAAAAGATTACAGGTATTGCAAGAAGAAAATATAAAACAATTATCATATATGATCTACATGATGACAAACAAAGAAAGGAGAAATTAAAAGATGATCAATACAATTGTCAAGACAGATAACACAGATAAAAAGAAAAGACAGATGAAAGATCAAAAGAGAAAAGAGATGAGCGTCAGCGAACAGAGGAAATGGTGAAACCGTTTCCTAGACTTTACGTATTACCGATTTTTGTTTTTATGAATAGTGAACGTAGTGAACTATGAATAAAAATGAAAATCGGTAATACGTAAAGGTTTAATATGCTTAGGAAGTATTATCTCCCCTAATAATGTTTAATCTTCTTTAGCACCCCACTTTCCACACAATTTTGTGCGGAAATTTTACACCATTAACGCACATTTTTGTGGAAAAATTTTTTCTTGTCCCACATATAGTGTGGGTTTACCAATTATTTACAATTAAATTTTTACACATTTAAGAAAGGAGCGTAATATGACGATATCGCCACCAAAACAACGACCATTTTTTAAAAGGATTCCTTACGATATAATCTACGACCATGCAAGGTTTAATGATTATAGAGTCTTGTTCTTTCTACTACTTCAAAAACATACGTTGACCAATTCATGGGAAGAACAAACAATGATATATTTAAATTATAGCTCAGCATTTAAATTAATCGGAATAACACCCGATAGACATAAAAACGCAAACATTGATCAATTCCGTGAATTAATTAATCAATTGATTTTGTTCGGAGACGTAACAACTTCTAACATCAGCACATCCAAAGATGCAATGTTGATTATTAATCCAGATTCTCAAATGTTTTATCCAAAGGAACACTTTGCGATTTTATATGACTTTGAAATTGATTTTATTTTAAAATCATGGAATAGCCCTTCGTATTCTGGAATTAAGCCATGGAAACTATTACTTGTCCTGTCGTATTTAAGATTAAATATTAATACAAGATATGGTTCGGCTTATAATACGAAGAAAAATCGAGAAAGATATCCAGAAACATATCATCAATATTACACTAATATTAGCGATGACTTGGGTTTAAACCAAAGCACAATTGCAAAATGTGTGGATGATCTAGTAGAAATGGGAATTATTGCATGTAAACATACGTCTGGATTTAAAGGCTCTGCAAATTTATTAACTGGAAGAACTATTTTTGCAAATCAATATAAATACGATTTACAACAAAGAGGACGCTTAGATAGTATTTATGACTACAAAAAAGAAATTCAAGAATGTGAAGGACGTCTTACTTCTAAGAGAAAACAATTAAAAGCAGATAAAATTTACGAACATATTGAAGATGATATGGAACTTCCATTTGATTAATCACTTTGTTGGCAGCATTGTGAGTAATCAAGTAAACACAAATTAAAAATTAACTAAACAATAATATACATAACGAAAGGATCTAACAAATTTTCATGACAACACAATTAAATACAGAACTCAAAGACTTATTGGCTACTTCTGACCGTATCTCATTTGAGAACATGACGCAAGAACAGTTTGCAGTAAAACTAGCAGCACAGAGACTACGCACTATTCCTTCTTCAAAGAAAAGATTAAAAAGAAATGATGGTATTCGAGTAAGAGATAGTACAACAGATGCCGTGGTCTATAAGCCAACGCATGACCAGTATTATCGAATTTTCATCAACGATATCTTGAGTAACATTCGATCAGGTGGCACTGATTATTGTTTCAAATGGTATCAGGTGAAAGAATTGCTGCGGTTTCACAAGCACACGCTGATATGCAAAATGGTCAAAGAAAACAAGAGTGCCCGTGGCATTTATTTCAAGGTATCTCTTCCCAACGATTGGCGAAAGATTGAGAAGAATATTATACCAGAACAGTAAGAATGAGTTATTGAAATACATAATAAACACAAATTAATAATTAAACTAAACAAATACATAAATAAGGAGACTTTTAATGAAATCCAGAAAATTTAATAAAGAAAAATACGCAGAACAGAAGGCAATGAAGAAAAAGAATCGTCCACAACGCAGTTATAAAAGCCTTGGGACAACCATTGAGATTCCGATCAATCACAGAAAGCATAAAATTTTGGCTACTGCCCGACATAATGACGAAAATGGTAAAGAGGACGAAACTTTTACTGTAACGCTTTCAATTGCCAAAGAGACAGGAGATTTCCCAATCTGGCATCAGTTTGAAGATGATTTACAGATCACAGCAAAGAGATATTCTCTTAGAACAGCTCTGATGGCTAAGGTAATTGAGCTTGAAACAGCTGGTGATCTTGATATACATATTGAATCTGCTGATGCTATCTACAAGCTTCTTGAATGTGCAGGCGATTACCTAAGCGGTAAGTCAAATACAGTGGAGGTGCAGTAGAATGATAGTTTTATCTACGATTCTGATTGGCGGTGCCGTACTGTTTGGCGTAGGAATGTGCAGAGCCGCTGCTACCAGAGAAATGATTACGGAAGATATTTATTGCCAGATCAAGGCAGAAAGTTTACATAAAAACGCTTTCAGGAAACCAAGAACTGAAATGGAACGGATAACAGACATGATTTTTGAAGAAAGCGAGGATGATGAATAGAATGGCATTAGACAAGCAGATTCATGTGCATTCTGTGGATACAGGACATTTTTACACAGAAAAAGAAAAGGCTTTACATAAGCAAAATATGTACATTCGACAGGAACGTGCAGCAATACATAATAAGTTAAAAAATTTAGAAAAACAAGCAAAGAAACAAGGTTTTTCTGATCAGCAGATTAAAAATATCGAAGCAATTCATATGCGTAGACAAGATATTATTGACACCATATATGATAAAAACTTTAAAGAGCTAAGACAGTCTGATGATATACTTGATCAGATCCAATATTGGTCAACACTTAAAAGTTATAAAACTTTCCCTGCGAAAGACGTCAAAGAAAAACTGCTACTAAGGCTCAAGCGGGCGGTTGATACAAATGTAAATCTTGCAAAACATGAGCATGAAGATCGAGTAAAAATTCGATGTTTTTATGAAAAAGACTTGAATGACACAAATACTGTGTCTCTGTTTGAATCATTCTTAAGCAGAACAATTCAAGCAGAAACCGATATGTTATGCGAAGATTTAGTTATTGTCCAAGTATATTACTTCGATATTTTTAAAGATCTTTGTTTTCATGGTATGAACTACTGCGATAAAGATGGCGTGATTACAAAATATAGATACTTCACCTCTTCTGCTGGTCAGATTCGTACAAAAAAAGCTGTATTTATCAAGGAAGAAACATGGCAGAAATATGAGAAAACATTAATGTGTGGACTCACAATCGACAAAATTAATGATGAAAAACATCAAGGGAACAATGTTAACAAACACTTAGCCTACCTTGCATTGACTAATTCAGCGACTGATTTATGGGCAGATTTTGACATTGACAAATCCATCGTTGTAGATGATATGGAGACTATGGTTTCAGGACTTTTTGATTCTATTGATGATAAGACGTATGAAATTAAGAGGGTTTCTTCTTCTGTTCCAATTCCTCACATGGACGGATGCGGAATCGCAGACCCAAGTGTATTAAATGCAAATGCAATGGTGCGTATCCCTTGGATCAAAGGACTTCTTGGGAAATTTGCATTTATTGAGCTGATCAAAGAAAAAGGTTGGTCGCCAATTATTACAGATATTTACGGCAAAGAACATAATGTGATTGAAGAAGATATTAAAATCATTTTCACAAAAAGCCAGTTTAAGATGTGGAAATATTATGATTCATGGGAAGAATATAAACAATATTACCACGAATTTGGATGTACCGCAGGTTTGTGTAATGTTGAGGAAGAATACATAAAAAATGCTTCTATAAATTATCAGATGTTACAGACGCTCACTGATATTACAGATACAGAAATTGAAACATTGAGTAAAAGATCAGTTAAAAAAATCTCTACACTTTGTGATTCTGTACAACATATGCAGAGAACTTTGGGAATCAATCCATATAATACTCACATGACGCCTTTTCAGGAAGCCGTAAAAATCTATCCAAATTTATTGAATGATACATATGCGAAAGACACTATTAGAGAAATTAAAAATAGTATGCTGAAAAAATATCGCAGTGGAAAACTAGATGTTTACGGAAAATATACTTTCTTAATTCCAGATTTATATGCAGTTTGTGAATACTACTTTGGACATATTGAAAATCCTAAAGGATTGCTTGATGATCATGAAGTGTACTGCAAGATGTTTCCTAAAAATGATAAGCTTGATTGTCTGAGAAGTCCTCATTTATATAAGGAACATGCAGTAAGATTTAACATTGCTTACGATGCATACGGAGAAAGAAAAGCCGAAATTTCAAAATGGTTTACTACAAATGCGTTGTATACGAGCGTGCATGATTTAATTTCACGAATTTTACAATTTGACAACGATGGAGACAAGGCATTGGTGGTCGCAGATAAAAATTTCGTTGATATTGCAGAAAGAAATATGAATAATGTTGTACCTTTGTATTATGAAATGAAAAAAGCAAAATCTGTTTTGATTACTCCAGAAAATATTTATAATGGATTGATTCATGCGTTTACTGGAGGTAATATCGGACCTTATAGCAATAACATTACAAAGATTTGGAACAGTGATATTTTTGTTAATGGGTCTGAGGAAGATAAACAAGAAGCCATCGACACCGTAAAACTTTTGTGTATGGAAAATAATTTCGTCATTGATTATGCGAAAACTTTATACAAGCCTGTTCGTCCTGAAAATGTTGCTAAACAAATTGCAAAATTTACACAGAAGAAACTTCCTCACTTTTTTGTGTATGCAAAAGACAAGATAGAATCTCAGGTAGAAGAACGAAATCAGAGTTTTGTTAATAAGTTGTATGACATTGTTCCGAATGTGCAGATTAATACACGGAAACTTAAGATTGATGAAATTGAATACGATAAAATGATGTTCGATGTTAATACAAAAGTTGATAAAAATGTCATAGAAATCTATGATCGACTGAATAAACAGTATAGATATAAATTCAATATTGTTGATGAACGTGTGGCAAACGATTCATTTGTAAAGCAGACGATTTTAAAAGAATTTGAAAAGACTGGATACTCTGCAATTGAAATCACGGACATACTTGTTAAGTATCTGTATTCTAAAAACAAACGATATAAACAATTATTATGGTTTGTTTATGGAGAGTACATTGTTGAGAATTTGAAGCATCATATTGTAATTAAGCCAATGAAAAAAGTGCAATGTGTTGATTGTGGAGAATTATTTGAAGTATATATTCGCAACGCCAAAAAGGTTCGATGTGCCGACTGTCAAAAAAATTATAGAAAAAATTATAGAAAGCACTACTATAAAACCTACAATAAATAGCAATTTGAGAAAATTGAACTTTTGATATTGGTCAAAAAACAACCGTTTTTTTCGGTTAAATATTTTTTTAAAAATGACGAACAACCGAAAAAAACGGTTGGTGAAATGTGTGTATATGGAGAAGCATATATTTATTCTTCATATACACATCAATTTTTAAAATTTTGAGAAAGTAGATGATGATAATAACTAAACTTGATTTTTATAAAATGATTGCAAAAAAAGAAAATATTTCACAAGAAATGATTAAGAAGATTTTTCGTTCAGCCGAAGATATTTTATTTGATGAATTATCTTCAGTAAATGATTGTGAAATTAAAAAGATTTATATTATGGATGGATTAAGTGTAGAATCCAAAATCGTGAACAAAAAAGAACGGAATCTACCAAATGGAATTAAAGTTCAAAATGAACCAACAGTTAAAATTACTCCTAAAGTAACTCGTTGGTATAAAGAAAAGATTAATCAGAACAGATAAACTCTCAAAATACCAATAAGCCCATGTGGACTTATGCTCACGCTGTTTGCAGCTAAAGAAATTTCACACCGTGAGTTCCGAGGTCTATGTCATCAAAAACAAAAAATCAGAGATGGTATCCGAGACTTGCAACTGTTCTATTAATATATAGTAGACCTCCAGAGGAAACTGAAAAGCAACCAAAGGAGAAATCATGAAAAAGAAAATTTCAATTATCACATTAGTTATGGCAATGTTACTGGCAGTCGGTGGATTCACTACTTCTACTGCTGTCTCTGCGAAAAATAAAAAAGTCAAATGTTTGGGAACATATAAGATTACTGCATATTGCGGTTGTCGATCATGTTCTGGCGGTTGGGGAAACCGAACTGCTTCAGGTCGCAGAGCAAAACAAGGCAGAACCATTTCTGTTGATAGGAGAAAAATTAAGTTAGGTACTAAGGTCAGAATCAATGGACACCTGTATACAGCCGAAGACGTTGGTGGCGGAGTCAAAGGGAAACACATTGATATGTACTTCTCTTCTCACTCACAGGTCAAGAGATTTGGCAAAAAGTACCGTAAAGTGTATGTGGTAAAGTAACAAAAAGCTAATTTTATCACACGTAAGAAATATCGCCTATAGGGCATCAATGAAGATATTTTGGTGAGCATGGGACGCCATGCAAAACACAGAGGTATAAAGCTCGTATGTTTGGAGCTTGCGTATAGACATTTACCATAGAATTTACAGGAGCAATATAACTCTGATTTCAAATGTGTTGGACGCCTTTTAGTGCATACGCAAATTATTTGTCGGTAACTTATGTACACATCAAGTAGTGTACACCGACTAATGGATATTTTCTCGGATAATTACCGAGCCTCCATTTATTATTCTGGCAGGTGGCGAAATGCCATCTGTACATTATATTAAAGGAGAAAATTATTATGAATACAACAGCAATTACAACATTCAATAATGAGGAATTTGGAAATGTGAGAACTCTGACAATTGATGGAGAACCTTGGTTTGTTGGCAAAGATATCGCAGAATGTCTTGGATATACAAATACTAGAGATGCTTTATGGAAGCATGTTGAAGATGAAGATAAACAGCAAATCCTAAAGTCGCAAATTGCGACGTTAGAAAATGTGCCAAACAGAGGACTTACATTTATAAATGAATCTGGCATTTATTCTCTTATTTTTGGCAGTAAGTTAGAGTCAGCTAAGAAGTTCAAAAGATGGGTAACTTCTGAAGTATTACCATCTCTTCGCAAGACTGGTACATATACTGTAGTGGCAGCTCAGCCAAGTGCAACCTCTTCCATTGTTGTTCAGCCAACGAGTGATATCGAATTGCCAAAAGCAACAAATACTTGGTATCTGAAAACGCATAAGAGAATTATGTGATCTCATGGATATCGAACGCAAAACTTTATATCATTTGATTCTTACGGAAATTGGCAAAACGATCGACATTGAGCACTCAAAATCAATCTACACAAGAGATCACGGATTCCCACCAGAATTCATTATGGATGTTGTTGGATATTTTACAAAAATGCAAGAAATTGCTGATGAATATCTTGATAGATTATTAGAAAAATATGAGTCTTTGAATTCAGATGATGATGAAGATGATGATGAAAGTGTATGGTAATTTACCATATTATAAAACATTGCACCTTGCGTGCCCAACAAGAAATGAAGTGATCCGACTAAGATCGGTGGATTTAGGCTATTAGCTGATAAAAGAAAACACAAATCGTTGAAAGAGTGGTGCCGAAGTACAAGGTGGATCTCGTGTAGAAACTTGCGATACTCTAATCCAAGGTGTTTTGATCGCACAAAGAATGTGTGTCTTTTTATAGAGTGGTCTACAAAAATTACACAATTAAGTGTATGGCATATTCTGGAAATGTTATATTTCGCTTATTGTATGGATAAGTATGCCAAAAGTGAGGAGGAATCACTCACTAAAATTTGTGTTAGTTTTGTTGAAATTAATACAGATACAGAATGTACGGGTGGCAGAGCTGGTTTAATGCGCAGGATTGCTAATCCTGTATACGTACGAATATGCGTATCCTGGGGTCGTAGCCCAGTCCGTACGCTAAATCGCACCATCGTCTAAATGGTTTTAGGACACATCCCTTTCACGGATGCAATACGAGTTCGACTCTCGTTGGTGTGATGTTTGTCCTACAATGTTCTTCGGACTTGTGGGCTAATATCCCTGTTTATACTGCTAAGGAGACAGGCAAAACTGTAAATTTTGCGGCTTCGGTCACGAGTGGGTTCGATTCCCTCAACAGGGATGATTAGGTTAGTAACTATACGATAGATTAACCAAAAAATATGCGAACACCCTGATGGTTGGTGGATATTGGAATGTATACCTCTTCTGATATTCTGATGGAGTTCATCACTTCAGTTCGCCCTAGAAAAGCAATACTTACACACTGTTGCTTTTTAGAAATATGTATTGTCTCGCCAGTGTGTACGTATGAGAGGCAAATACATATTCGTTATTGACATGTAGCTCAATTGGACAGAGCACAACGCTACGGACGTTGGTGTTGCAGGTTCGATTCCTGTCGTGTCAGTTTTCCTATATACCTCAGTTGGCAGAGGGTCATCACAGCAAGGATAACATTAGATGAAAGTCGCTGGTTCGAATCCAGCTGTAGGAATTATATTCTCGTATAGCTCAACTGGTAGAGCGGATGGCTGTTAACCATCATGTCGGAGGTTCAAATCCTTCTACGAGAGTTTGTATTTTAAACATAAGCAACTCGGTTATAAAACTCAATGCCATGAGTCCGAGAGATATTCTAGGCACATATGTCGAATTGGAGAGATACATTGTACGGATACGTTCTTTGTGTCTCTTTTTATGTCGGAGTGATCTGATATGGACAAGAGAGAAACTCTCAAGCAAATGGATATTGTGCAGCATTTTGGTCTGGTTAACGCACAGAACTTTTCGCTACAATAATAGACGCTCCTGTGGAGAATAATCCACTTCAATGCGTACTCTGGCAGGTACGTAAAAGGTGGAAAAGCCAAATAATGTAGTTTGATGTGAATCTGTTCAAAAGACAGTGTATAAGAAAAGTCGCTGGTATGTCGCTCAAGTCAGTTAAGGGTAAGTTCAAATTTATAAAAAC